AATCTTTAGGACCATAATTCAATATCATTTCTTTTTGAATGAAATCATCTTCGTAGAAGTATTCAATCTTAATACCCTTATCAAGAAGCATGTTCAAAGTTTTTGCTTTGTGAATGCCCGAAGTCTCCCTGGTCTTCTTATCATATGGAATATCGTTGTAGAATACTTTGTTGTTTATTCCATTATTTCGAAGAAACTTTTCAGTCTCTTCTTTTTCCTCAAAAGAACGGCCAGTGATGATAACGTCCATAGGACCTGGGCGGATGCCTACGCGGCCACCACCCACATGAATTACTCCATCGATGTCAAATCCATTAGCAAGCATTATGAATCACCTGTTAAAGTGGTTAGCAACGTCGGAGTTAGACCAAAACTGTGGAAGCCCATTCCAGCAAATCTTGTGAGAGATTTTTTGAAACTCTCTCTTCTTTAGGAACTTTGAAACTTGCCCAGAAGCAGACCGCCCCTTGACAATCTTAGTTCCATCTCCCAAAAGAGAGCAATCATAGAACTCAAAATGTCCTGCATGCTCTGGATGAGAAAAAGAAGAAGCATGACAGATAATCTTTGGGCTGGTCCTATTCAAGAGCTCATTCAGCCAACTGATTGGAGATGGCAAGTGCTCCAAAAACTCAAAGAAGAGATAAGCATCGGCAGGAGGAACATCTCCGTGAATGTATTCGATTCTGTCTGAATTCTTCAACACGCTCTTGGCAAACTTTAGCTGCGTGCTATTTTCATCATTGCCAAAGTTATGGTAGACAACACGAGTGCTGTTTCCGGGAAAGGCCTCATCAAGCTGCTCTCGAAGAAGCAGCGTAGAAAGACCAACACCACCGCCAACATCTACAATCGAGTTTGGAAGCTGCTCTGCGTCGATTCTGGTCAGCATCTTGACAAAACGACGAACAGAGCGCTGAGTCCAGTTCACGTAACTCTCTACAGCAGTATAGATGTATTCTGGGTCGCTATACAGCTCATCGAGACGATTCTTGTCCCTACCAATCACGTTAATCCACTTGTGATTCAGCTCGTGAGAGACAGGCCAGCTCTTCCAGTCATCCCAATTAGATTGAGGAAGCTTGCTCTTCAGCTCTTCAGGACTGATTGAAAGTGCAGAACAAAGATTTTCGTAGTAGTGTTCTACAATCTGTTCTGGATTTGCAATGAGGATACTCTTTGCTTTGCGCATTTCACACCACCTTGGTATTATGGGAAGGAGCAATCTTGTAGAGCTCTTCAGCGCTGTAGTGCTTCGTCTGGCGCTCAGTGAAACGGCTCAGCTTGCGATTGGCAAGTGCATCACACTCGGCGACAGTCTCATTCAGAGTGAGCTGCTGGGGTGGGGTCTTCTGAGTGAAGGCAGATGGCCCGCGAAGAGCTCCGACAAGACCCATCTCGCGAGCGACCTTGAGGTATCGAATTGCATCGATTACGACACCAGCCGAATTAGGAGAGTCGATGACAGAGAGCTGAGCATCGAGGATTACCGGAGCTCCGAGGAAGCCCTCCATCTCAAGACGGAAGTTGGCAACCTTGTTGTCTCCGTAGTAGCGGATGTATTCGCTTGGACCAGCGTGAAGGAAGGTGTCGCCGACATCAACGCCGCGAATATCATTCTGGGAGCGGATGACATTCTCCTTCGAAATCTTCTTCGACTTCAATCGAGACTGGTCGGTCATATTGAGGAAGTCGGTATTTCCGCCGACGTTCCGCTGGATATGACACTTCACTCGGTGGCCGCGCTCGAAGGCGAGCTCCTGCAGCATCTGGCTCAGGATGGAGGCGCCGAACTGAGACTTCATATCGTCACCGACGAGAGGAATTCCAGCATCAATGAACTTCTGCTCCCACTCAGGGTTAGAGGCAATGAAGACTGGAATGCAGTTCAAGAAGGAAACGCCAGCTTGGATGCAGGCATCTGCCCAGAACTCAGTGGCCTTCTGGCTTCCGACAGGAAGGTAGTTGATAAGAATATCAACCTTGCGGTCGAGGAGAACCTGGACGACGTCGACAGGCTGCTCAGAAGATGCGCGGAATGCCTGGTCATCTGGATATCGCTCCATAACGGATGCAATTCCATCGAGGACTGGTCCCATCTGGACGATTGGGCCGTCCGGAACATTCCGCTCATAGACTGGAGTGCAGTTTGGAAGGGCAAAGCAAGCCTCGCGGAGGGTCTTGCCAACCTTTCGATAGTCGACGTCGAAAGCTGCAACTACATCAACATTTCGAACATTGTATCCACCGATGTCGCCCTTCATCAGGCCATCACGCTCCTTGCCCTTGGTGTAGCCGTTGTAATAGGTCAAGCCCTGGTAGAGGCTAGATGCACAGTTTCCAATGCCAACGATGGCAACACGGATAGTCTTGGCAGCAGGGGTATTCTTAGCGGTGCTCACTTCTGTTCTCCTTGGTGGATGTCGTTCTTGACGTTGTTAGTAAGGTTCCAATAGTAGGACTGGGGGCTCAAATGAACGCTCTTTGGGCGTTCCATAAACTCGAAATCTAGCTCTTGGTTGTTATTGAGAAAAGACTTTGGCCACCGGAATACTTCGAACCCGGCAGACAAAGACATTCTATCAAGCTCGGCATTAAATGTATCGACCAAATTGCTTCTTTCTTTCCAACTCCCATAAAATGGAGTTCCCTTGTAATACCCAGTCTTGGGCAACCTACGAGATTCATTTTCAACAGGAAGGAGGTGAACAAGGCGAACTCGAGTTCCAAGAGCTGCAGCTTGGCTGCAAAGGTCTTGCGCGAGCTGCTTCACGGCACCCTCAGGGTCCTCTTGGCGGCAGAGGTGGTGACGAACATCGATATTGCCGGCATAGACGGTCACCTCATTAAGAGCGCTTGGAATGAGGCCAGTCCTCTCTTGAATCTTATTTGCGAGTCCATCACGGAGGATAGAATAGAGAGTTAGGCCGTCGTTCCTGGAAACCATATTGTCGGGTCGATAGACTGACGTAATGTGAGAGTCTCCAAAGCAAAGACTGTTTGTGCGTGCAACATGGTCAAACCGCTGGGTTCGAAGGCATGCCGCATCGAGCTTGGCGATGTCGAGCTCTTGAACATTCTTGCTGGTGGATTTGTTGTGAAACCTGCTTGCGACAGACTCTCCAATCATTGGCATATCGAAGTTCATTACGAAGAGGCGACCCTCAAAGTCCTGAATTCTTCGGAAGCGGCGAACAACGTTGTCATCCACTCCAAAGAAGTAGTTGATTGCTCCGCTGTAGGCGACGCCAAGAGAGAAGATGATAGCATCGAGGTCCTTGTAGGACTCAGGAACCTTTGGACCCTTGTCGTCATCTTCATCGAGCTCAGGGTCGTCATTCTCGACATTCGTCAGAATTCGAACGTTGCTCCACCCAGCCTGAATGAGCTGGTTTCGATAAAGGCTTACCCAGCCAAGATTGTGAGAGTTCTTTGCTCGAGGGATGACACGCTCGAGTCCATCAATTCCAATCCTTGCGTCCTTGGGAAGACCAAGGCTGTCGAAAAATACTGGGTCACTCATCACTTTCCTCCCGTGCTGCCGAACCCGCCTTCACCGCGGGGGGTGGTTGTCTCATAAAGCTCTTCCAGTGGTACTACTGTAATCCCTTCCTTGGAATATGGAAGGAGGACGAATTGAATAATTTTATCTCCTGCATTGACAATCATTTCAGACTGCGTCCTATTTGTGAGGTGGAGATGAATCTCACCCTGGTAGTCCTCATCAATCACGCAGGCTCCAACAGAAAGACCCTTCTTCACAGCCACTCCTGACTTGTTGAAGGCAATGAGAGCCCATCCTTCAGGAACTTGAACCTTGACCCCGCTTGGAATGAGAACATCTCCGTGAGGTGCAATTGCGATGTGTGGAATTCCATTAAAGCTCCTGACATCGCAGTTTCCAGATACACCAATACCCTTCAAGGAATTTGGAACATAGAAGTCAATTCCTGCAGAGCCCGAGGTTCCACGAGTTGGGGTCTTAACGTCACGAATGATGCTTACTTTCACTTTGCGTTCTCCTTCTGGTTGATGTAGTTCTGCCAAGCACCGATGTATGCAGCTGCGTCAAGGAGATTATCCTCCTTGAAATTGTAAGATTGCCGACTGAGCTTAAGAGCGACCAAAGCAGCAAACATATCGTGTGCTGTGAAGTCCTTGCCAGTCATACCAGCAGCAATCTTTGCAGCACGTTCCATACCCTCTCCGAATGGACCGTACTGTCGCTCCTTCTCTTCAGAGCGGTTGTTTACGATTTCATCTGCCTTTTTGAGAATATTACTCACTGGAATGCAGTCCTTGCGAAAGTTTGGGTCATCTTGACAATTTCCTCCTTGCTGATTTCCTGATTTGGGAGCGCCAGTCCCCGCTCCAGAACATAGTTCCAAGTCACTTCTGGGCGAAGGACGAGCTTCACCTCGTGGTCTCTTATCCTTTTCGATATCGAGCCACCATTTCCATTCATTTCTTTGCATACCTTCTCCATTAGTGGAAAATGACGTTCATAGATGTGCATACTGCCAGCAGAGTGATAATAACTTCCGAGGCTGACAGAGAGACCTCTCATCTTGAGCTCATTCAGCATCATCTGTTGAAACAGACAGAAGTTGAAAACGTCATTGCAGTATCCAAACACAGCATCGTTGGACCGCATATTGACGTGCATATGAAGCTGCCCCTGGCGAATTAGAAACTGCAGGGACATAGTGCAGGGATAGTCTTGGGGATTAGAAACCTTGTGATGCGGCTGGTTGATAGAGAGAGTTGCTCGACGAGAATTAGGGTCCTGGACTAGCTCGTCTACAACCCACTGCCACTGCCGCCTGAAGTAAGTTCCATAGTTAGATTCGACTTCACCAAGGTGGTCAGCAATCTTCCCCCAGGTCGATGCCATCTTTCCAATATTTGTGATGCTCCTGTTTGCCGAGAGATACCAGAGGAACTCAGAGATTGCGTAGGCTACATTGAAGTTCCTGGGTGCAAAGTCGATTGCAAGGTCAGTTGGGTCGTAGATGACAATATTAGAAAAGATTTTCTCTCGGCAAAGGGAGCCTCGAGAGACAACATCATTTCCACTAATTGCAATCTGCTCTACTTCTTCGAGAAAAGACTGCTCAAGATTTGCATAGCGTCCAGACATCAATCACCTTTTTCAGTATTGTAATAGAAGTTAGGAAGTTGTTCAGCCTTCAAGGTTATTTTCAAGCTTGAAGAGCTTCATGTTTCGCATCTTAGTAGACATCCAGCTGCTGCTTCCATCGACTTCTGCGACTGCGAGGGAGTAGGGCTCTGGCTTATCTTCTGGCTTTGCATCCCAGCAGAAGATTTTGGAGATGCTTCCAGAGGAAGACACACACTCAAGGAGAAGATACGGCTTTCCGTTCTTAGACTTCTTCACGGTAGAGTTGACAACCAAGAACCAGTAGAGGTCGCGGCCCTCGTAGTCATCAAGGGCAGAAATCTCCTTCTCCTTCAGCCAGGAAGTAATCCTGGTGGGTAGGGCGTGCTCGACATTGAAGCCTCCAGTAATCTCCTGCTCGAAAGAGAGAAGCGTGCTCAGAGGCCACTCAGGTCCGTTGTCAAGCTCCAAGAGCTTCTTATCGAACCACTTCTCGCCATGCTTTGGCTCCTTCTTGAGGACCTTCCTCAAGTCGTTGTAGCCCGTAGTCAGGACATCATAGAGCTCTCGATAGGATGCGAACATCTTACCGGGGCCTACGGCATCGAGAGTTCCAAGAGCGCGCATCTTGATAATTGTCTCAAAGGCTCCCTTGTTGAACTTAGAGTGCTTCCAAGTTCCGTCTTCGTTCCAGAAGAAGTGCTTGAGGTCTCGATATGGACGGTTCTGCATAATCTCATTCACTGCCGCCTTTCCAACGCCCTTCAGAGTGTAGAAGGAAGGCATCAAGTCCTTGTCTCCAACGAGAGTCCAGGAGCGCTCGGCCAGATTGATATCAGGCGGAACAACTCGATATCCGAGCTTCTTGACCTCAGAGAGAGCCTGAGGAGCCTTCTTGCCTCCAGAAGTCGAATCAAGGTAAGCACAGATCCATTCCTTCTCATGGTAGGTCTGGAGATATGCACAGTAGTAGGAGAGGACAGAGTATGCCACAGCATGGGACTTGTTGAAACCATACTGAGAGAAGTTGAGGATGACCTCCCAAAGCTCCTCTGCATCCTGAAGCTTCAGGTCATTCTCTACGCAGCCCTTGAGGAACTTCTCCTTCAGGTCGAGCATTGCTTTTGCAGCATCCCCAGCAGCATTTGGCTTGAGCATCTTTCGGACCTTATTGAGCTCCTCCTTCGGGAAGCCTGCAACCTCGTGACAGATGGCCATCGTAGATTCTTGGAAGATTACGCAGCCGTAGGTAGCCTCGAGGAGCTTCTTGAGAGTTGGATGCTTCCAGACAATCTCCTCAGGGTTCTCCTTGTTCTTCAAGTAGACCTTATCGACCTTCGCGCCAAGAGGACCAGGGCGATAGATAGAAGTTAGAGCTGCGAGGTCCTCAATGTTTCGGGGCTTTGCAGACTTGAAGAAGGACTGAGCACCT